CAGGAAAACACTTCTTGTTCTCCCCACAGGCTGTGGCAAAACGGTTGTCTTTTCCTCGGTCGTTCAAAATCAAGTAGAAAAAGGCGGTCGCGCTTTAATTATGGCACACCGCGGTGAGCTTTTGGATCAAGCGGCAGACAAGCTGAAAAAGGTATGCGGTCTTGACTCCGTGCTTGAAAAAGCAGAAAGTACATCAATCGGGAGCAATGTTCCCGTAACAATCGGCTCGGTGCAATCGTTGGCGCAGCAGAAGCGCCTTGAACGATTTCCCGGCGATTATTTCACCGACATCGTAATCGATGAAGCACATCACTGTTTGTCGGACAGCTATCAGCGGGTTCTGGAGCATTTCCCGAATGCCAATATTCTTGGCGTTACAGCAACGCCGGACAGAGGCGATCAGCGCAACCTTGGTAAGTTCTTTGACAGCAAGGCTTATGAGTACAGTATGAGCCAAGCCATCAGAGAAGGGCATTTGTGTCCCGTAAAGGCACAGATGATTCCCCTTGAGCTGGATATCGCAGGGGTGGGAATGTCTAACGGAGATTATGCCGTAGGCGAGGTCGGCTCGGCCCTTAACCCGTACCTCGAACAAATCGCACAGGAGATGACGCATTATTGTAAAGGACGCAAAACAGTTGTGTTTTTGCCGCTTGTAGCAACCTCGCAAAAATTCAGCAATCTGCTCAATAAATACGGGCTTCGTTCCGTAGAAGTCAATGGTAACAGCGCGGACAGAGCCGAGATACTTGACAGATTCGAGCGCGGTCAGTTTGACGTGTTATGCAACAGTATGCTTCTTACCGAAGGGTGGGATTGTCCCGCGGTAGATTGCGTGGTAGTCCTGCGCCCAACAAAGGTAAGAAGCCTTTATCAGCAGATGGTAGGACGCGGTATGCGCATAGCACCCGGCAAGGATCATCTTTTGCTGTTGGATTTTCTCTGGATGACGGATAAGCACGACCTTTGCAGACCATCGGCTCTTATCTCAAAGGATGAGGAAATTACCAAGCGTATGGATGCGCGGTTCATCGATTCGGATGAGGAATATGACCTCATTGAAGCGGAAGAAGAGGCGGAGAGGGATGTTCTCATGGCTCGGGAAGAGGCACTTGCAAGGCAACTTAAGGAAATGCGTAAGCGTAAACGTCAGCTTGTTGACCCGCTTCAATACGCGATGTCGATTGCGGCGGAGGACCTGTCAAACTATGTTCCCACCTTTGCGTGGGAGATGGCACCGCCGTCGGATAAACAGCTTCAGTTTATCGAAGGGCGTGGTATATTTGCCGAAACCGTAACAAATGCGGGAATGGCAAGTATGATTATCGACCGCTTAAAGCGCAGACAGGAAGAAGGACTTTCAACACCGAAACAGATTCGTTGCCTTGAGAGGTACGGCTTTCTGCAGGTCGGTACTTGGAAGTTTGAAGATGCCAGCAAGATGATTTCTCGTCTGGCAATGAATAATTGGATGGTGCCGCACGGATTGGTACCGTCAAAATATAAGCCGTAAAGGAGATAGAGGATGAGCAATATTTTGTCGGCGCTTGACCGCATAGACGTGGCAACGCTCACCTATCAAGAGTGGGTGAATGTAGGAATGGCTCTTCAAGCGGAGGGCTACTCTTGGGAGATATGGGACAGATGGAGTCAAGCGGACACGCGCTATAAAAAGGGAGAGTGTGAACGCAAGTGGCGCACCTTCAAAGGAAGCGGAACGCCCATCACGGGAGCGACCATTGTGCAGATGGCAAAGGAGCGCGGCTGGACACCTTTCGAGGGGAACGGCGTGATGGACTGGTCGGATACTATCTCTTACGATGGAGATGACCTCACACCTTATACATCGGTGGAGGAGAACTGGAATCCCGTCAAAGAGCTGCGAAAATATCTCTCACTTTTATTTGAAGCTGACGACCTTGTCAGCTACGTTACCGAATCGTGGGAGGACAGCGACGGGAAATGGAAACCGTCAAGCAAGGGGTGTTATGACCGCACGGCAGGAGAACTCATTGCTTCCCTCGATAAACATGCCGATGACCTTGGCGCAACGATAGGGGACTGGCACAAAGAAGCCGGCGCTTGGATTCGTTTCAATCCCGTGAACGGAGAAGGTGTCAAAAACGAGCATATCACCAAATTTAAATATGCCTTGGTGGAATCCGACAGTATGTCGATTGCCGATCAGGATGCGATGTACCGCAAGCTGGAGCTTCCGATTGCGTGTTTGGTACATAGCGGAGGCAAGAGCCTTCACGCTATCGTGAAGGTAGATGCCGAGGACTATAACGAATACCGTAAGCGCGTCGAGTTCCTTTATGATTTTCTTGAAAAGAATGGTGTTGTGGTGGATAAACAAAACCGCAATCCTTCCCGCTTATCTCGTTTGCCCGGAGCAGACAGAAACGGTAATCATCAATACATCGTCGGTGAGAACATTGGCCGTAAGAATTGGGTCGAGTGGCTTGATTTTGTTGAAGGCGCATCCGACGAGCTCCCCGGTCTTGTGTCTCTTGATGAGTATAAGGATAACCCGCCGAAGCTCCCCGATGAGCTGATCAAGGGAGTGCTTCGTTGCGGACACAAGATGCTGATTTCGGGCAGCAGTAAAGCGGGCAAGTCCTTTTTGCTGATGGAGCTGTGTATAGCTTTGGCAGAAGGTAAACCATGGCTCGGCTTCCCGTGCAGACAGGGACGTGTTCTTTACGTCAACCTTGAAATCGACCCCGCCTCTTGCATCAATCGTTTTATGAAAATATACGAGGCGTTGCATTTGCCGATGAAGCATATGGACAACATCGTGATTTGGAATCTTCGTGGCTTTGCGGTTCCTCTCGACCGCTTGGTGCCGAAGCTCATCCGCAGGGTTAAAGACAGCGGTTACAGCGCCGTTATCATTGACCCCATTTACAAGGTTATCACGGGTGATGAAAACAATGCCTCGGATATGGCTGCGTTCTGTAATCAGTTCGACAAAATATGTGCCGAGACGGGATGCGCTACGATTTACTGTCATCATCACAGCAAGGGCGCACAAGGCGGAAAGAGAGCTATCGATCGTGCATCGGGAAGCGGTGTGTTTGCGCGAGACCCGGACGCACAGCTCGATATGATTCAGCTTGAGCTGAACGATGATTTGTCGAATAATGTCCGTGACGGTAATGCCACCGCTTGGAGAATGGAGTCAAGCCTTCGTGAGTTCGAGAACTTTAAGCCCATCAACTTCTGGTTCGAGTATCCGATACACAGACTGGATAACTCCAATTTGGAGAATGCCAATGCGGAAGGCTCGCCGCTTGCGAATCTCTCGAAGAGCAGCAAGCGCACGACAAAGGAAGAACGCAAAAACGCTATTGACACCGCATTTGATATTTGCGCCGAGAATGGCTTTACTCGTGTATCGGATATTGCCGAATATACGGGTCTGGACGAAAAGACGATTCGACGCTATTTGGGAGAATTTGATGATGCTTATGACAATGATCGAGGCATCGTTACACGTAAAAAAAGCTCTTGAGGAAACGGACAGACATAGGGAAAATTCCCTTTGACCGACACTTAGACAGACAAAGGCGGATTTTTCCTATGCCTATATGGTGAGCAAAGGCTTTATATAAGGATGTGTCCATCCCGCGTTGTCACGTGTGAGGAACAAAGGCTGCAAGCCAAGCCTTTGTATCCCTCAACACTGACGATGACCCCTGCCGTTGTCCTCAAGGCAGAAAGGAACAAAATAATGAATTTCTTTTTAGCAATGAACCCGCCTACGGTTACTGCACAGGAACGCAGGGTCAGGGTAGTGAAGAATAAACCGATATTTTATGACCCGCCGCAAATCAAAGATGCTAAAGACCTACTCTGCGGGCATCTTGACGCGCACAAACCTATGGTACCTTATGATGGACCTCTTTCACTCCGAGTTATTTGGTGCTTCCCCCGCGGAAAATCGCATAAGCACGGAGAGTGGCGATCAACGAAGCCCGATACAGATAATCTGCAAAAGCTCCTCAAGGACTGTATGACACTATGCGGATTTTGGAAGGATGACGCACAGGTCGCCCGTGAGATTATTGAGAAAAGGTGGTCGGATGAGCCGTGCGGGTTATACATTGAAATCGAAAAACTGTAAGGAGGCAAAATGACGGAAATTCAAGCATATGAAAATCTCGCAAACGCAATTATTATTCAGGCTGCGAAAGATTATAAAAAAGCGTATAAAAAAAGCCTCAAAAGAAGCGAATGCGAGAGAACGAAACAAGAGCTTGCCGAGCTTGAGCAGTTCTTTCGCTCCGATTGGTACAGAACCCTTACGAATTTGGACGGAGAACTGGTTATGGAAAAACTGAGGAGGGTGTGCGGACGATGACAAAGGTTGAATATTTGAGTCAGGCCTATCGGCTGAATTTAATTATTACCTCTGACCTTGAAGAACTGGAAAGCTTGAGGCAGATGTCGTACAGCGTTACATCTCCTTCTTGGGAAGAGAAGACGGGAGGGACAAGACCTACCGATCCGCCTTTCGTAAAGTGCATAATCAAGATTATGGAGCTTGAAGAAAAAATCAAGGGCGAAGTCAGCAGGCTTCTCACCTTGAAAGACGAAATACGGAGCGTTATCGATTCCCTTGAGGATACGGAAGAGCAGGCAGTTTTGCGCTATAGGTACCTACACAATTACAAGTGGGAGAAAATCGCAGATGTGATGTGTATGGGAGAGCGCACGGCAAGAAGACGACACAACAGCGCAATCGCACATCTCGTTATCCCCGATAATCATACGGAAATATGAGGATGCGGCAATGGTGAAAAGAGGAGATGTGTATATGGCGAAGCTCGGCTGGGGCTTTGGTTCGGAACAGGGAGGTTATCGCCCGGTTGTCGTTTTGCAAAATAATATTGGAAATCGTTTCAGCACCACGGTTACCGTAGCACCCGTAAGCAGCAAGTCAAAGCCACCGCTTCCCACTCACGTTGTCATACATAATAACGATGGCAATCTGGGCGAGGGTTCGGTGGTTCTGCTTGAGCAGATACGCACCATAGATAAACAAAGGCTGACAAAACACATAGGCGTTTTAAGCAAGGAAACGATGGCGGAAATTGACAGCGGGATTTTATGTGAGTTTGATATTTTATCGGGAAAATTGAAAAGTTGACCGCTTTTGACCGCATTTGACCGTAAATGTCACAACATGACCGCCTTGCAACTGTGCTATAATATAATTGCGAAAATATAAAACGAAAGCCTGTGTGGAGCAATTCACACGGGCTTTTCTCGTACAAAGATGGGAGGTAACCAATGCCCACAAAACCAAAGAAACCGTGCGGTTACCCCGGTTGCCCGAAGCTGACCCACGCTCGTTACTGCGAGGAACACACAAGGGTGATGAACACTCGATATAACAAATACGAACGTCCTTATGACAGTAGCGAGCGTTACGGCTCGGAGTGGAGAAAAATTCGGAACAGGTACATCAAGGCACACCCCCTCTGCGAGGAATGCCTTAAGGCTGAGAGATTGACACCTGCAAGAGAAGTGCATCACGTTTTGCCGCTGAACCACGGCGGCACTCACGATGAGAGCAACCTGATGGCGCTTTGCAAATCGTGTCACTCACGAATCACAGCAGAGATGGGAGACAGATGGCACACGGGAAAACCGAAAAACAGCGGTTAACACCCGGAGGGGCGGTCGAAATCTCCGGGACCTTTTTTCTCGCCAGCGGGCTGGGGCTTTCACGCACAAATTCGCAAAAGTTTTCGGGGGAATAGCCCCCGGAGGAAAAGGAGGTATGAAAAATGGGTCAAAGAGGACCTAAACCCGGCTCGGGTGGAAGACCGAAAAAGCCGATTGCGGATAAAATCGCAGAAGGTAATTTGGGACACCGACCGCTGACGGTCATTGATTTCAAGGACACTCCCGCTGACCTTGAAGGTGAAGTGATGCCAAAGCCACAGGAATTTTTGTCCGCAAAGCAAAAGGACGGTTCGACCCTGTGCGCGGCGGAGATATTTGAAAACGTGTGGCGATGGCTTTCCGACCGAGGATGCGCCACGATTGTTCAGCCGCAACTCATTGAGCGTTACGCTATGGCAAGTGCCAGATGGATTCAGTGTGAGAAGCTCACCAGTGAACTCGGTTTTCTGGCAAAGCATCCTACCACGGGCGCGGCGATCCAATCTCCGTATGTTGCGATTGCGGACAAATATATGACGCAAGCCAATAAGCTCTGGTCGGAAATTTACCAAATCGTGCGTGAGAACTGCACGGTCGAATACAGCGGAAGCAATCCCCAAGACGATGTGATGGAAAGACTGCTGACCGCAAGGAAAGGATATTAACACATGAGATTATTTTCAACAGAACAAATCAGTAAATACCACCCCGACAAATTTGCCGACCAAATATCCGATGCCATTCTTACCGAATGCCTGTCCCAAGACCATAACAGCCACTGCGGTATTGAAACAATGGTAAAGGACAATACCGTTGTACTCGGTGGTGAAATTACCACGGGTGCCAAGGTGGATTACATCGGCATCGTGCAGAGAGTTGCCGCCAAGCTCGGCTACAAGGTTGATTCCGTTATTAACCTGATTGGTCAGCAATCACAGGAAATCAACGAAGCCATAACTTCCGAGATAAAACTCGGTGCGGGGGATCAAGGCATTATGTTCGGCTATGCAACCGCAGAGACAACCAGCAAATTGCCTTTCGGCTTTGACCTTGCCAACAAGATTATTGCCGCAATCGAGAATGATATTGATACCAACGCAGAGTCCCACTTCAAGGGAGATGCCAAGACGCAGGTCACCGTTGACCTTGATGCCGACCCCACGCTTGATTCCGTTAAAAGTATTGTCGTTTCGGTCTGCCATAAGGATATGTCGGCACTTGCAGACGTGAAAGCGTCGGTTACGGCGCTTATTCAGAACATTTTCGGTGACCACGAATTGCCGGAGCTGATAATCAATCCGTCCGGGTCTTGGACACTTGGCGGTCCCACGGCCGATTGCGGTCTTACGGGGCGTAAAATCGTATGCGACCAATACGGTGGTTATTGTGCCGTAGGTGGTGGCGCATTCAGCGGTAAGGACCCAACGAAGGTTGATCGCAGTGCTTCCTATATGGCTCGGCACCTTGCTTGCAAGATGCTCGACCTTCACGGCCTTAAGTGGTGTGAGATTCAGCTCGGTTATGCCATCGGCATCGCAGAGCCGGTTTCCATCGTTGTAAAAAACGATAAAGACCTCGACCTTGCCGATGAAATCCGCGCAAACTACGATTTGACACCGCTTGGCATTATCGAAAAGCTCAATCTTTATGACCGCGACTATGAGGTGATGGCTGAAGGCTGTCATTACAGGGAGGCGATCCTATGAGCAAGACCACAACCGATATGCAGCTTGTCCATATCGACAAGCTCGTTCCTTACGTTAACAACGCAAGAACTCATAGCCCCGAGCAAATAAACAAGCTCCGTTCCAGCCTCCGTGAGTTCGGCTTTATCAATCCCGTAATCATCGACCGTGACTTTGGCATCATCGCCGGTCACGGTCGTATTCTTGCTGCCCGAGAAGAGGGCATCCACGAAGTACCGTGTGTTTTTGTGGATCATTTGACCGAAGCACAGAAAAAGGCTTACATTATTGCTGACAACCGTATGGCGCTTGACGCAGGGTGGGACGAAGAACTGCTCCGTGTCGAGATTGAAGCCTTGCAAGGAGAAGCCTTTGATGTCTCTCTCACCGGCTTTGGTGAAGATGAGCTGGCAGACCTCTTTGGAAAAGAGGACATCGAAGCCGAGGACGATGACTATGACCTTACCGCCGCCCTTGAAAAAGCCGCTTTTGTAAAACCCGGCGATGTTTGGACGGTTGGTAGGCACAGACTCGTTTGCGGCGATGCTACGAGCGCCGATGACGTTGCCAAACTGATGGACGGCAAACGCGCCAATCTTATCGTTACCGATCCGCCCTATGGTGTTTCGTTTAAGAGTAAAAGCGGTCTTACCATTCAAAACGACAGCATGAAGGACGAGGAGTTCTATAACTTCCTTCGCAGTGCTTTCGATAATATGGTCGCGCACTTGGAGACGGGCGGCTCCGCTTATGTATTCCACGCTGACACCGAGGGACTCACTTTCCGCCGCGCTTTTATTGACGCAGGGTTCCACCTTGCGGGCGTTTGCATCTGGGCCAAGAACAGCCTTGTGCTAGGACGCTCGGATTATCAGTGGCAACACGAACCCGTGCTTTATGGTTTCCTTCAAAACGGAAAGCACAGATGGTACTCCGACCGAAAGCAGACAA